ATAGTAGACGATTTAGAAATATTAATCGGTTACGAATCAGTTGGTTCTTGGGGTTGTGATTCATCATCATTCTTCTTATTTAGAGGTAAAGATGGTAAATTATATGAGGTACACGGTTCGCACTGTTCATGTTATGGATTCGAAGGTCAATTTGATTTAGAAGAAACAACAATCGAAGCATTAAAATTTAGAATAAACGAATCATATAACCACTCAGTATTTTTTGCAGGTGGGTATGATAACAATGAAAATGAGAATATAAAAGCAACAACCGATTATATCTTATCATATGGAGAGTAAAATAGACAGATGTCATCATTGCGGTGAGGACAAAGCGGATTGTTATTACGGGTTTATAGCAATGACAATTCCAATACCCGAAGCGGAAGCATTAATTGATAAATGGGGTAGAGCCAATTGGTGGGATAATTTAGAGCGAACCGATCTAACAGATGATGAGATGAAGGAATTAGACGATTTGACTACATACGATCAATTATTAAACACTGTTGGACGAGGAGTTCAATGTAATGATTGTGGTAAGAAAGAAGACGAGTTATATAAAATATATTATTCAAATAACAACTAAAATTATGGCAAGTTATTCAACAACAGATTTAGAGTTAACACAGGATTTAGAGAATTACAACAATGCTAAAGAGGCTATTGTTAATGCCTTAGTTAGAGAACAATTCCTAACAGTAGAACAAGCAGAACAAATAAATACAAACTACGCTGTTGTGTTAGTTAAGAATAATTGGTTAGGCCAAGCGATAGGTAAATTATTAGGTAGAAAAGATGTTCAATATATTAAATTAATGAAAGTAGTATAACATGGCAAATACAAGTAATTCAAGCAACGGTTTAGGATTAGGAACGATATTGTTTCTAATATTCTTAGTATTAAAATTAACTAATTACATTGATTGGTCATGGTGGTGGGTAACTGCTCCATTATGGATTCCATTATTGATTATATTAGGGGTTCTAGCCGTAATAGGAATAGTGTTTCTCGTAAATAGAAATAAATAAACAAGCCTTTTTATTAACACACCCCACCATCTTAATCCGTATATACAAACATGAATAAATACCAATTTAAATACCGAGGTAAAACATACGAATGTATAGATGAAACGAGAGATTTTGATATTAAACAATTTAAATTCATAATTAAAACACAAGATTGGGTAACGATGGAAAATCGGATTGTTAATCAATTAAAATGGGGTCCAAGTTTAAAAATAATAGACAATGAGTAAAGTAATTTATAAATACGAGGTAGACACTATAGTGACTATGCCAGATAAAGCAGAGATACTTACGGTACAACTTCAAAACGGTAGACCATGGATTTGGGCTTTAGTTGATATTAGCGAGCAGCTAGTTGAACGTAACTTTAATATCATAGGTACGGGTTGGGAAATTGAAGAGTTTAACAGTAAGTATATTGCTACATTTCAGGATGGAAGTTATGTGTGGCATGTATTTGAAATATTAGAGTAGTATGACATTAAAAGAGCAATTTAACAATTTAGATTATTTTGATCCAGCAGACATGTTCAATAATTTGTCTCATGACTCACATGAATGTGAAAAAATAGCAGATAAATTTGCTATTGGATTTGCTCTTTGGTTACGTAAGGTGGATACTCAAGATAATGCCGAACGGTGGTTTGGTTATTCAGATCAAGATATGTTAAACGAATATAAACAACAAAACGGGTTATGAGATCATTTTTATACAACATAGCAAGATGGATTGGTTATACAATCATGATTGAGGATACTATAGATTTTACAACGTGGGAAACAACTAAATGGACTCACATTGTGGTATACAAGTATTATGGTAGGTTTAAACACGATAATAGTATTAAGTTAAGACGAGTGTGGGCGCTTAAAATTAGATAGTATGGAAATACTCAAGGTAGATAAGGAACAGAACGGTACAATGGATGTTAGGGCAATATCAAATAATAAATTGATAGGTTGCTTTATGGTTGATGTAGATGGTTATTATAACTTCTGGCCATTGGAGAGTATAACTGGTTTCTATTCAAGTGATATGTTGATTGAACTGGGTATGAAATTGAAGGATATTAACGCTGATTGGGATAAACATTTAAACGAGTACTTTAAACAGGAGCAAAATGGATAGTGGAGATAATTCAGTAACGAACGAGATGGATAATACGGGGGCGACAGTCATTGTAATGCAGGATACGATTAATCATTTACTGCAAACGAAACAGATGGATAAACTGAATTTAATGATGAATGGAACGTGGGATAAGAAATCGATGTACGTTAACGAGGATAAGGATGCAATGGAGCAAACAGGCGACGAGGTAACATATTATAAACAAACAAATAATAATTAAATAAACGGTCAAATTATGTCTAAAAACACTGCAAAATCGAATTACACACAACTAATGGAATGGTTGTCTGTACGCAAGCAAGTAACGGTTAAAACCGCTACAAACCAATCATCAACACGCTTTAGTAAGGCGGATGCTTATAACGGTAAATCATCTCGCGTGTAATGTTTAAACGTGATTATACTAAAGCCGTAGTGTGGATCATAATGGGTATAATCTCGTTGTGTGCTGCTTGGGGATGGTATACATTGTTTAGTTGGTTACTGTCCTAACCGCAACGTGTGACCTGTTATGTGTTAATATGACATTAGGGTACTGTGGTAACCTGATTGGGTACTGTTCTACATAGTGTATATGACAAGATGGAGGGGTATGGATGGTGTTGGGTTCACTCCACATTAACCCATTCATATCGTCTCCAAACCATTTTCACAACTCTTTAAAATATATATGTAGAATTGCATTATTCACATTCCGCCACGGTGAACATCTTTGAAATATTGAATTATTAACAACGGGCCAGGGTGCCAATGGGGGATACTCCAATGCCCGTGTGGTTCATAACCGCTCATACCCTCTCATAACCGCTTGTGTGGAGGGGGTTGGCTACCCGAGGGAGCGTTCGTATATTTACCCGTAATTAAAAATTAAGGTTATGAGCAAATTAGATGAATTAAGAGGTGCTATTGGTAGAGTATTTAGTGATAACCATTCAGCTACATTACGTAGTGAATTGGTTGCAGTGAGTGAATGTGGTAATGTTTGTACCGTTAGAAGTGTTGCCGCGTACGGTAAACCAGGTAACGTTATAAGCAAACAACCATCATATATAACTTGGAACGCATTGTTCTTTTAATACGTTAACGTTATGAGTGAGGAAAATCAAATTACCTGGTTCGTTATACTAGCCTTCATCGGTGGGGTAACAGCAATAACATACGCTATTAAATTTATGTTCTGGTTATTATTACAAGCTATGATCTACCCCGTACATGCCTTAGTAGCTCTAGCATTTGGGGCAATGTTTTGGTACGCCATTACTAAAAAGTAATTGGCAACCCACTTGGATACCCGAGGTATTGTTCGTACATTTACCACGTTGAGCAATTAAGCGATACGTAAATTAAATTAAGGTTATGATAACAAAATTGAAATTAAACGGTGAATCGTATTTGAGATTCGTGGGTCAAGAGGTGGATAATAAATTGGTTGATACCAGAAAATACATTCGCGTGGGTGGAGGTACCTATTACCCAGCCATTAAATCAACCCGCCATACCATATCTGCCTCATTGGTAGGTTAAATTGCTGTATACATAAAGTTATAATGTGGGGGTACTTAGGTACCCCTGCCTGTGTACTTATGTACCCCTTACCCCGTACTTATGTACTAGGGTATTTATGCGTACGGCGGTATATATTATTACGTAGTTATGCCCATACGCGTTGGTGTCCATATAGCGTGTATGCGTGAGAGAAAGGATGTGGACCAACACTTATCGTTCGGACGATCTTTACACCCCGATTAGTATATACTTATATTCAAGTAATACCAAGCCCCCATAAAGGGGGCTCTTTTCCATCTTTGACCAATTATTTTAAATATAACAAATGGCAAAATTCTTTTTTTCAAAACTTTTTTGGCATCGATGGGATATATACTTGTTGTGTTGTGTGGTTAGTATTGGCTCATTAGATTAGGATCTTGACCCATTTTATTCAGTGCATTACGTAGCGCTTGTATATCGTTAAATGTTTTATTGAAGTTCTTATCGGCCGATGTATTTGTAAACGCTAGTTTATCATTCGTTTGTTTTGTTATCTCACTCAAACGATTTATATCGGCACCAATATTATCTAATGTGGTGTGTAGATCCTCGGCATCTAATTGCTCTTGAATCGTCTCTAGCTTAACAGAGACCTTCGCCATAGATTCCATTGCATTATCCCACTGTTTAAAATACTCTTTACTCGTTTCCGTTATGTAATTATCCATTATATCCAGCTTACCCTGAATATCCTTATTTGTTTTATTGGTCTGGAATGTCTGGTATGTAGAATTCATCCATAGCACTGTCAGCATCCCCAATATAAAATAAATTAGTTCCATAATCCTTCTTCTATTTCTGTTTTGTTAATATCTTTTATATAAACTCCATTTTCAAAATATGCTATGGTAGGGAACCATAGTAGTTCGGTTGGGTAAAATTTGTTTGAGTTAAAATGTCTCGAACTATCTACTATTACTACCTTATATTCCTCGTTTACGTGGTATAATTTTGGTTTCAATATCGTACACATCCCACATCCACTAGAGGAATATACAACAATTACTTTGGGATCCCAAATGTGATCCGAAAGTTTATCATCTAATAATTGTATTACTTTATTCATTTTGATTTCTTTTTAACTGTATCAAACCATTCTTTAAATGTACCTATTAATCCAAAATCTTTTCCAAGTACAAAAGCCTGTTTTGCTATAGATATAACTTCTTCCTCACTATACATTTTTTGTTTAGCTACTTCCACCATTGCTTCTACTACATGTCTGTCAATGTAATCTGCTGTTTCTTTACCTGTATTTTCCAAATACTTGTTTTTTTAATTATACCCTAATATACGAATATTAATTTAGGATTCCAACCTGTTTTATAAGATATCTGATATATACGGATAGATATATTGAGGTATGTAAAAAGGAAAAGGTCGTTTTTTTCCATATATTTATAATAAAATAGAATATGGCATCATACACCGCTGAACAACTCTATGGAGCAGGAACTCCATGTGAAGAAATTTCGGGCAATTACACATTTGATATAATTTCTCCTAATGACCAAGTAGCTTATTTTACCATAGAAACTGTTCGTAATGGAATTGGTTTCTATGATTCTTCTTCTGCTACTAATACTTTAGGATTTTTTTCAAATTTTAATAATGTTATATCATTAGTTACTTCATCTTATATTGCCTCTGTTTGTGTTGGTGTTGGTGGAGGATCTTTTAATTTTGAACCTGATGAAACAATTGCACTTAGTGGAAGCTTTTTTAGAGGAACAGGTGGTATTAGCTTAGGTGTTACTTCATCTGGGATTCAATTTTTGATAGCCGAAAATGGAGATTTTTTAATGACAGAAAATGGAAATAATTTAATCAGATAAATAAAATAAAAAATGGCAAACACAAAAATAACACAATTACCATCAGCTTCAATAGCAACGGGTTCAAATGTACTACCAATTGTTCAAGGAGGTGATACAGACCAAATTACAGTAACTAACTTAGGTCAAGGGATTCTTAATCTTGGGTTAGATGCTACCTTTAATACTGTTAACGCCACTAGTTTTACAGGTTCATTATCGGGAACTTCTTCTTATGCTTTAATAGCTAATTCTTCATCTTATTCTGTAAGTAGCTCATATGCTCTAAGTTCGTCTTATTCAGTAAGTTCATCTTACGCTTTGAGTGCATCTTATGCTTTGAGTGCATCAACATCAATAAGTTCGTCTTATGCTTTAACTTCATCATATACTACAACTGCTTCTTATGCTCTTGGGTTTAATACAAGCTCTTTAGCAACTACGGGTTCAAATATTTTTATAGGAAACCAAACAATTACAGGTTCAATAAACATAACAGGATCAGGAACTTTAAATGGTGGTGATATTTTAACTTCATATGATACCGGATCCTTTGTTACAACTTCAAGTTATGGGTATTATGGAAGTTTTTATTCAACTCAATCTCAATATAACCCAATACCAAATACATCACATTCTATGGTTTTTGAAAATTTAGATGTGGCAAATGGTGTTTCTGTTGTCAGCCAATCTAGATTAACGGTTGGACATCCAGGAACTTATAATGTTCAGTTTTCTACTCAGTTTAATAAATCAAATAATGGTACAAGTAATGTTTTCATTTGGTTAAAGAAAAATGGAGCAAATATGCCCGATACTGCTGGTGATATACAAATTACAAAAGCATCAGGAGGCCCAGGAGGTAAATATTTAGCAGCATGGAATTACTTAGTATCTTTAGAAACCTCAGATTTTTTAGAAGTAGTATGGCAATCTGATGAGGTTGAGATTACAGCTTCTTCATATACAGCTTCTGGTAATATACCTGCAATTCCTTCAACTATTATTACGTTGACTCAGGCAGGATAATCTAAAAAAATAAATTAAAAATAATGCACCGGAGGCTTGGCTTCCGGTGTTTTTGTTCGTACATTTATGTGTTCGAAAGGTTCGAAAGTTAAATAAATAAAAAATAAAGGTTATGACAAATTTAAACGAAGTATTAGAATTTATTAAAAATTCAAATCAATCAGAATTAAAAGCTATTGTTAATGCTGTTTCAATTAGAAAATCTGAGGTTTCTCACGATGTAAAATCTGCTTTAAGAGTAGGAGATACTGTTAAGATTAACCATAGAAAGATTGCCGCTTCAAGAATATTTAATGTTACCAAAATTAATGGTGTTAACATAAAAGTTAAAGAAATTAATGGTTCAGGTAATTTTACAGTTACACCAAGTTTATTAGAAAAAATCTAAAAGTAATGCACAGGAGGCTTGGCTTCCGGTGAAATTGTTCGTATATTTACGTGTTCGAAAGGTTCGAGCGTTTAATTAAAATTTAAAAAATAAAGGTTATGCTAAATTTACAAAACACAGAATTCAAAAGTTCAAATGAGTTAAGATCATTAGCTCCAAGTATTTTTACTCAAACAGGTGCATCAGGTGTATCTGAAAAGTATTCACATATTTCAACTGATAAAGTAATTTCTGATATGGAAACTTTAGGTTGGGGTGTTGTTGATGCTAAAGAGGTTAAAGCTCGTAAAAATATTGGTTTCCAAAAACACTTAGTAGTGTTCAGAAATCCAGATGTAGTAATTAATGGTGCCGATGGTGACCAAGTTTTCCCTCAAATTTTACTTACCAATTCTCATGATGGTAAAAATTCATTTACATTTACTCCAGGTTTATTCCGTATGATTTGTGAAAATGGTTTAGTAGTTGCTACAGAGCAATTCGCAGATTTTAAAGTTCGTCATATGGGTTATGATTTTGATGCTTTACAATCAACTATTCGTTCAATCGTTGAATCTTTACCATTAACAGTTGAATCTATGAATAAAATGAAAGAGATTCAGTTAGGTGAAGAGCAAATTTTAGATTTAGCTAAATCATTACTTGAATTAAGAGTTGAAGGTACAGATAATACCTTTGGAGAAGTTGCAATTGAGCAAGTTTTACAACCACAACGTAATCAAGATTATGGAAATGGTTTGTGGGAAGTATTTAACCGCGTTCAAGAGAATATTATGGAAGGTAATTTTTCATACCTTACAATAAGAGGTAGAGTTCGTCAAGCTCGTAAAATTAAAAACTTCAAGCAAGATTTAGATTTAAATAAAGCGATGTTTAACAAGGCCTTAGAATTAGTAGCATAATGAAAAAGATATTATTCCTTAGTATAGTAAGTCTCTTCTGGGCGTGTAGCCCAGATGAGTTACCGAACCCATATCCTTGTATTGATGGTTCTTGTGATACGTTTTTTGAAATTGATCCTGCAGTATCTCCTGGAAGATATCAAGATGCAAATGGATACTGGCATGTTCCTTATAATGGTTTAAGATATTTTACTATTAAAGGAAATATTGACCAATTAGATCCTAAATATGTTGTTAATGGAGTACCATTGGTAGAAACTATTTTTGATTCTAACTATTGGGTTTGGATTAATAATATTCAATTTACAGTACCGTTATATAGCGTGTTAGGTTATTTTACTGGGGGTGGTTTCAATACCCCGATTCCAATTGGAAATTTAACGTATACTATACCAAATATGGCGAATATTCACCCACCAATGAATATAGCAGGTTACCAAATTAATCGTCACCAATGTATGGATTGTCCTTACTCATCAACCTTAATTGGAACTAGAAGTAAGTATAACTATACACCAAAACAACAAATGTATCTTGACAATGAAATGATAGGAGATACAGCTAAAGTATTTGTTAAAACTATTTTTAATACAGATACAGGGGAAAGTAGATCAGTAGAAAAAGAATTTAAAATAATATTTGAATAATGGGAAGAGTATTAACAGATAATGGTATAAAATTTACTAGTGAATTTATTACTGAGATTTTAATACCTCAATTGCCAGAGGATTATATAATATTTTGGGATATAAAATTTACTACCCAAATTGGAGGTATAAGATTTTGTAAGGGTGAAGTTGAATCTATTTATTTATTCATTTCAGCTAAAGATAAAGATGAAGCTATTTTAAAATATCTTAAATCACCACACATTGATCATTATGATTTTGAATCACTTTATGTTAGATATGATATTGAAGGAAAAAATGAGTTTGATGAATATCGTTATGATTTAGAAAATAAAGTAGTTGCTACTTATAATTTTTCTCCTAGGGAAAACGGTCATTTTTGTGATCAATATAAAAATGGGAAATTAGATAAAGAATATGTTTTTAGTAATGAAGTTTATCACCCTCAAGAATTACAACAAATGATAGACAATAATATTATTACAAATTTTGATATTAATAATACGGATGTTGATGGGATGTATGTGATAAATCACCCTGATATTATTTATTATTCTATAAGATAATGAGAAGGATAACTACAGAAGAAGCACAAGAATTTATTCCTTTAAAAGAAAATTTCTTAGACCAAAGTGTAAAAAATGCAGAATATTTTACAATTACACCTGCAAAACAAGGTGATGGTTGGGAAGATGTTACTTATTTTACAGCTAGAAGGAGAAATAAATTTTCGAATCGTGGTGAAGGGGATCAATGGGTTTATATTTTATCAAATCCAACCCAACCAGGGATTTTAAAAATAGGTTATACCAAGTTAACCCCAGATGAACGAGCAAAACAAATTTCTGCTGCTACGGGTGTGGCATTACCATACGAAGCTATATGGGCTTTCCGTTGTTTTAACGGTGAACAAATGGAAGGTGAAGTACATCATGCATTAGAAAAATATCGCGTTAATTCACAGAGAGAGTTTTTTCAAATTGAATTAGAAGAAGCAAAAGAAGTAATAGAAAAAATAGGTAAAAATTATATTTAAAAATTAAAATTATGTTGAAGAAAGAATATCCTTGGAAAACTGAAAAAGAATATTATGAACTCCAATCTAAAGATTTATTTGGTCACGTAGATGAAGTTCCCTTTTATCATGCTGGATTTATTGGTCAAAGTGGGGATGAATTTGCGGATTATTTAATTAAGGAAAGTGGAGTTAATGAGCAATCTAAAGTAGTAGATTTTGGTTGTGGTACAGGATTTTTTGTTAATAAATTAAATCAAATTTGCTATGCTGAGGGGATTTCAAATAGTGAGGAATGTGTAAAAGCATCTCAATTAAATTTTCCAACTAATATTTTTAAATTAGAGAATATGGAAACATATACAGGTCGTAATATGACTCATTGTTTTTGCTTGGAAACTTTATTTTATTCTGATATTGAGAATACATTTAAAAATGCAAATAAAGTATTAGTAGACGGTGGAATTTTATTTATAAAGGAATGGTTTGATATATGTGATAATGAAAAGAAAGTTGCAAACAGAGAACAATTTGAAAACTTTTTTAAATATTACCCTCAAACTATGGATAGAGTTAAAGAAGTAGCTAGTAAAAATGGGTTTGAGATTGTTGAAGTTAAAGATATATCACAAATGATAAACCCTGAGTTTTTTATAAAAAGTATTAAATATCATCTTCATGAAATAACTGAATTTGTAGACATTTATGATGAAGAAAGTGGTGGTAGACCATATGTTAATTCCTATCAATTAAAATTTAAAAAAATAATAACTAAAAACTAAAATTATGTCTTACAAAGAAACATTTAGAATGAATCAAAGAGATTTTGATGAAGAAAATCAAGAAGCAATTAAAGAAAATTTAAAAGCTGATTTAATTAATGATTTAATTTCAGTATCTACAGTAATGGAAGAATTATGGAAATATCACCCAGAAAATCCTGCGAAAATTGATATTGTATCTGAATATGATAATTTGATTACAATAAAAAAGGAGATAGAAACCGAATTGGATGATTTAGAATTAGATGGTTTGGATTTATAATATATTTATAATAAATTACCCCCTATGGTAAATAAAAATAAAATATTTGATTTATTTGATCACCACCCGAAAGTAAAGGAAGAAATTGAACAAAATGCAACTCTTCTCAAAGAAGACCCCTTTACTAAAATTGGCATGTTCACTAAATTAATTGCAAATCATTCAATATTTCACCAAAAATTAGATAAATTCTTGAAGAAAGAACATCCTAGTTATGATGTGGAAACTACAAAGAATGCTTCAATGTTTACCGTTTACAATAGAGCATGGCATTATATAAGTCAAATTGATTTAAATAATAAATACCATTTAAATGCCTTGCTTGATTTTAAAATGGAACCCTTTATTACTACTCTAGATCAAGCTCTTCAATATTTTGAGAGTACAGAGGAATATGAAAGATGCGCCCAACTATTAAAAATAAAAAAACTTAAAGAAGCTTTTAAAAATAACTTGGCTATTTAACTTATTTTCCGTAACTTTGAATTACAGGGTTTTGGAAAAATGGGAATGAAAAGGGTAGGGAAATAGAGGCAACAAGGGGTATATGGTATACCCTGTTTTAAACATAAATTTAATTATGAAAAATCGAGAATACATTACGAAAAGATTAGAAAAATTAGAAGGTACATTTGCTACCTTAAGATACATGGTAAATACGGCTCAACCTATTTCGCAATTTAAATTAAGAATTGAAGAAGGCATGGAAGAAATTGAGGAAATCAAATCCGCAATCGATAACGAACCAACTACACCAAACGAAATTAATAGATAATAAATTTAAATAAAATAGGTTATGCAACTAACAGCAGAAAAACTCCAAGCTAATTGGATCGAATTTAACTCCAATATTGAAACTTACATTACTGGAGATAGGAAACAAAAATTACTTGAATTCTATAAAAAATATGAAGACCGTGTTATTTTAATGCCTGCGGCTCATAAAAAAGAATATCATAGTGCATTCCCAGGAGGATATGTAGATCATGTTAATAGAGTAGTTCGTGGTGCCTTAGCACTATCAGCTGTTTGGGAAGGATTTGGAGCAGATATGTCTACATTCACCCAGGAAGAATTAGTATTTGCAGCTATTAATCATGACCTAGGTAAATTAGGAGATGAAGAAAATGATGCTTATATACCTCAAACTGATCAATGGAGAAAAGATAAATTAGGTGAAGACTATATGTTTAATACCAAATTAGCATTTGCATCTGTTCCAGACCGTAGCTTATTTTTACTTCAATCACATGGTATCCAATATTCATTTAATGAAATGGTTGCCATTCAGACACATGATGGTTTATATGATGATGCCAATAAAAAGTATTTAATGGGGTGGGGTGTTGAACAAAAACCTCGTACATCACTTCCATTTATCTTACACCAAGCTGATTTAATGGCTGCCAGAATTGAATTTGAAGTGGAATGGTTACCTAAATTAAGAGGAGATGTTAAAAATTCCGTGTCCCAGCAAAAAAGTAATTATACATTATCAACAAACAAAAGTACTAAATCCAAAGCACTCAACTCAGTATCAAGCCCAGGACTAAAAAGCATGTTAGATAGTTTATGACACTAGAAATTATTACAATAATATTAGGAATATTGGTCGTTATCTTAGGATACACGACCTTTAACCTTTTAAGGAAAGCTGAAAAGCTAGAAGATCTTATATCTAAATATAGTGACTTCGTTAAAGAATTTGGGGACGAAATTGATGCCGCTGATAAACGCCTTAAGCAAATTGATGATAAAGGTTTGTTTAATAGTGATGATGAAATTGGTTGGTTTTTTGAACAAATAAAGGTTATACAAAAAAGTATATCACGTTTTAAAATTAACTAATGATCAAAAAAACCAGAAATCCTAAAAGCAAAAATTACTTTACCCACGACACTGAATTAGCTATTGTAAGATATAATAATGAAAAATGTTCAGTAAAACGAAGTAAGATATATGAAGAAGAGATACATTACCCCTTCTTTAAGCTTACTCAAAATATTATTCATACTTTTAAATTCTACCATACTGAAGTAGAGAATTTAGAACATCTTCAACATGAGATAATTACATTCTTACTATCAAAAATGCATTTATTTGACCCAACCAGGGGAGCTAAAGCATATTCATACTTTGGTACCATAGTTAAACGTTGGTTAATATTATACAACACTAAAAACTACAGTAAAAAAATCCAAAAATTAGATATTGAAGTTTTAACTAATGAAGGATCTACTCATTCATATAGTATGGATGAAAATGAAAATGAGGTAAAAGATGATTTATCTAAATATATAGATTTATATGTAGATTATGTTACCGAAAATATATTTGAATTGTTTCCTAAAAAGAATGATGCTCAAATAGCGGATGCAATTTTAGAATTATTTAGAAACAAGGAGACTATAGAAATTTTTAATAAAAAAGCACTTTACATTTATATAAGAGAAATTATAGATGTTAAAACCCCCAAAATTACCAAAATAGCGGATCAATTATATGATATATTTAAAAAACAATATATCTTTTATTTAGAAAACGGGTGGTGTAAATTTTAAATCTTTTCTATATCCATATTTATAACAAAAATGTATTATGGGATTAGATAGTATTATATTCGGTAAAAAAAGCTTTTCCGACATTCTAGGAGAAATCTACGACAATCAAAAACGAAAAGAAAAACAAATCTCGGGTCTAATATCGGAATTAAAACCATTAATTGCTGATATTGGAGACGCCACTTTAATTGTACCACTTATAAAAGAATATCTAGAAATTGGTGTTCGTAACGATGAACAATTAATTAAAATGGCTACTATAGTACAACGTGCGCTTAATACAAGTACTAGCAATGATTCATCAGGTATTAGTGAAATTGAAAAAGAACAACTAATGGCTGAGTTAGATAAATTAAATAATGATTTTAAAGAAAATAAAGATAAATAATGCTTAAGACTGGTGTTGCTGCAATTTCAGGTGGTTCTTCATCATCTAACTCATCTGCCCTTAGTGCTCTTGATTCACTATCTAATAGTGTAATTAGTGCTAGGGTTATTGGTGTTGTTTTAAATTCAAATTCTGAGTATTTTACATCTGTAGGAGGATGGTCAGGTATTGGAACTATTAAATTTCAATTAACTGAAGCTGCACCTAGTGCCCAAACGAAAAATAATACTAAGGGATCATTTGCAAGACCTTTATTACCCTTTTTAAAAAATTATCCTCTAGTTAACGAATTTGTATTACTATTCTTTTTACCTAACCAGGAAAAAACACAGATTAGTGGTAATGGTGATTATTACTATTTAAATCCTATAGGTCTTTGGAATAGTCAACATCACAATGCATTTCCAGATAATTATGCACCCTATAATACTTCTGCTCCATCAATGCAAAAATCTGTATTTGATATAACAGCAGGAAACGTTCAAAAACAATCAACTCAACCACTAACACTTAATTTAAATGGTAATAGTGGTGGTACTTTTATTGAAAAACCAAATATTCATCCTATTTTACCTTTTGCAGGTGATAATATATTTGAAGGTAGATTTGGAAATAGTATTCGTTTAGGAGCTACTTCAAATGTAACAGCTGAAATAACAAATAATTGGTCTAAAAGTGGAGCAAATGGTAATCCAATTACTATTTTAAGAAATGGTCAACCTGCGGCATCACAAACTGATGGTTGGGTTCCTGTAACTGAAGATATAAATACAGATTTATCATCTGCATATTTAACATCAGACCAACAAATTCCAATAGATGTAGCAGTAGCTAAAAAAGTTGAAGGTGAAACATCTACAATACCTTTTTCTGCTGTAATTTCTAAAGCTCCAATATCTCCTAAATCATTTAATCAACCCCAAGTAATATTAAATTCAGGTCGATTATTATTTAATACTACTTCAGATAGTATTTTATTATCATCTAAAAAATCAATAGTTTTAGAAGCTATAGAAGATGTTGGTATAAAATCTCAAAATGGGAATGTTAGTATACTTTCCAATTCAGGTAATGTTTCTATAGGTCAAGTTAATGCTGCTCAATCCGCAGTATTAGGAGATGCATTTATGGATCAATTTTCATCATTATTAAATAGTTTAATGCAGTTAGCTGATGCTTTAAATAAAGAACCATCATTAAACGCTACTCCTGCTGTTGCTTATTTAATGAAAGATTCTATAACTAACATTCAGAATCAAATTCCAAATTTAGTGTCACGAAAAGTAAAATTAGCTTAATATGATAGATCAAAAAGCATTATTAGATTTAGCTAATGTCTTTCTTCAATCCCCTAAAGGTAAGGATTTAGTAGCTAAAGCAGAAGCAGCAAAGGCACAGGCTAGTGGGGCTCTACCTCCTGGAGTTACAGTTGAAGATGTTAGAAATAGAGTTAAGAATTTTTCTGCTAAAGAATATCTTAATACATTAAAACAATATGTTCCTGTTATCCAAACTTTTTCAACAACTGGAAGAGTTTACGATAAACAAACAAACCTACCAATTCAGGGTGTAAAAATCACTCCTGAAATATCATTGTTTCCAATGATACCTGAAACTGTAGATGTAAAAGAAAATATAGTTAATGATAAAGGACAAAAGGAAACTATAATTACTAAAAAACAAGTATTTAAATACGATAGTAAAGCACCAGAAAAATTTCTCAAATCAGATGCAAAAGGAGAATTTACATTTAGATTTGGTGTTCCTGTTATCCCAGCATTAGGTAATAAAGTATTAGTAAAACCATTTCTATTATTTGAAATGGATAATTATGCTCCTGATACTCAACAAATTTTAACTGGAGCTAACGAGGTACCACAAAACTTACCTATTAAAGGTTTAATAAATATAAAGGAAGCTGCTCAAATAGAAGCAGAAAAAATTAAAAAAGAAATGAATGGTGCTGCTGAAAAAGCAGCAAATATAGCTTTAAGTGTTGTAGAAAAAACTATAGTTGCATTAAAAAATAGAGTATTAAAATTTGCAAGTATTGTTCAAAATAAACTTTTACCACTAGCTATTGGGTTATTTATATTATTTGGTATAACCAAATTAGCACAAGCCGATGCTAAACAATATAAATGTCCTAATAATGCTTTGTTAAGAGCGTGTATAGCTCGTCGTAATTCTATTGTTCGACAACTTAATCAAATATACGGTGTTATTATATTAAACACCGTATTAGCCGCCATATTTTTATATTTAAGTATACAATTTAAATCCGGAAAAATAGCAATCTCTTCATTACCTTTTCCAGTTGCTACTCCTCCTGGTACCGGTGTACCTTATAGTTTACTTGCCAAATTGCAGGGTATAGAAGATTTATTTAAAGATTTAGAAAATATCCAAAAAGAACTTAGAAAAGCTTTAATAATTGCCTTAATATTTTTAATTATATGTTTAATTATAATTTTAAGGTATCTTAAAAAAATAGACTTACTTATTGAAAATTGTTCTGATGGTCAAATACCAATGGAAGAAATTAATGCCGAATTATTAGCATTAACCGTTACTTCAGAAGAAGAAGCTCCAACATTACAATTTGTAAATGGGTTTAAAATGGATGTAGTAGTAGATCAAAAAAGTAAAGTTGGAGATCTATATAGAAGATATGCAACTGCTGCTGATTCATCAGGTGTTATAGTATTAAAAGGAGAACCATCATTTAGTGCTCAACCACAAATCTTAATTGACGAATTAGCGTTCTATATTCGAAATAATAATTTAAAAGCAAATTAATATAATATTTATAACAAACACAATACCAATATGAAATTAAGTGAATTAAAATCAATAGTAAAAGACGCAGTACGCGAAGCTATTCAAGAAGAACTTAAAGACATCTTATTAGAAGCAATTAAGTCTCCAAAACAAGTTGTAACAGAACATGCGAGATATGAACCTATTCATTCTCCAATCCAAACTCCAACTCCATTAAATCCTCAAGCAAAAGAGGATATGAGAGATGCTTACAGAAATATTTTAGGTGAAACTGCAGCTCAATTTAACTCAAAATCATTTGCACAACCACTACAAATCACATCTGTAGATACAGCTTCTCCAAATAGTAGTTTACCTGTAGGAGATGTTGGGATGGATATGATTATGGGCTTAATGAAAGGTGGTATATAATGGCATTTGGAGCAGTACAAATAGCACCCAATGACACTAGAGCCAGAGTTGGTATCGGTGTTGATCTTCCATTTTCAGCGGGTGGGGTATTTACTCCTAATTATTTAACATCACAAGCAGTAAAGAATAATTTAATTAATTATTTCTTAACTAATCCTGGAGAAAGACCAGGAAATCCTGAATTTGGGGGTGGATTAAGAAGATTTATATTTGAGCAAATTGCTAGTAATACCTTAGAATTCCTTCAAGAAGATATTCAAGCTAAAATTAGTAGAGAATTTCCTCAAGTTACCCTTAAAGAATTAAAAGTATTACAAAGCACATATGATATAGATAACAATATTATTACAGTTGAAGTATATTATTTCATTAATAATACTGGTATTGAAGACGAATTAATCCTAAATTTTAACTAATGGCTATTAGAAGAAATATAAACTATATAAATAAAGATTTCTCTGAGTATAGAAGTCAATTAATCAACTACTCACAGACTTACTTCCCAACAACTTACACCGATTTCTCTGAAACATCTCCTGGTATGATGTTTATGGAACAAGCAGCTTATGTTGGTGACGTTTTATCTTTTTATCTTGATAATCAAGTTCAAGAAACATTTCTTCAATACGCTAGACAGTATGATAACTTATACGATTTAGCATATATGTACGGGTACAAACCTAGAGTAACAGGTTTAGCTACAACTACAGTTGATTTTTATCAACAAGTTCCAGCTAAATTATCTGCTAGTATCTATGTTCCTGATTATGATTATGCTTTATACATAGATTCAAATACTCAATTAGCTACATCCGCAGGAGCACCAATTAATTTTACAACTGAATCTCCAATTGATTTTACAGTATCAAATTCTCTTGATCCAACTGAAATTAGTGTGGCTCAAGTTTCAAATAATGAACCTGTCTTCTTCCTATTAAAGAAAACAAGACAAGCATTTTCAGGTACAATAAATCAATTACAATATAGTTTTGGTGCACCACAAGAATTTGCTACCATAGTTCTTGAAGATTCTAATATAGCGGGTATTGCTGATATAACAGATAGTGATGGAAATAAATGGTACGAAGTTGATTATTTAGCTCAAGAAATGGTATACGATGGTATTAAAAATACTAACGTTAATGATCCAAATAATAATGCTGAATTAGATACACCTTATATTTTACAATTAAAACAAGTACAAAATAGATTTGCTACTAGATTTTTATCAACTACCCAACTACAAATCCAATTTGGTTCTGGTAACCCATTAACAACAAGTGAAGATATAACCCCAAATCCATTTAATGTAGGTTTAGGTTTACCATTTGAACAAAATAAGTTAACAACTGCTTACAGCCCAACTAACTTTATTTTCACAAATACTTATGGGGTTTCACCAACTAATACTACTTTAACTATAAGATATTATACTGGAGGTGGTGTTAGATCAAATGTGTTAGCTAATACTATTAATAATATTACTAATACTTCAACAATAAAATTCCAAAAAGGTGGTTTAGATCCTGTTACTTCTAATTTTGTATTTAATTCAATAGCAGTTAATAATCCAAGACCTGCAAATGGGGGACAAGATGGAGATTCAATTGAAGAAATTAGACAAAATTCAATTTCTAACTTTGCAACACAATTAAGAAACGTAACTGCTGATGATTACTTAGTTAGAGCATTAAGTTTACCTTCAAAATATGGTGTTGTAGCTAAAGCTTTTACACAAAAACCATCTGCATTAGAACCAACAACTACATTAGATTTATATGTTTTAACATATGATATAAATAATAAATTAGTTACGGCATCTACTGCTTTAAAAAATAATATAAGAACTTATATTAACCAATATAGAATGATTGGAGATACTATTAGTATTAAAGATGCATTTATAATTAATTTTGCTGTAGATTTTCAAATAATTACCTATCCAAACTTTAATAATAACGAGGTATTACAAAAATGTATTCAAGCTTTACAAGTTTATTTTAGTACAAATAGATGGCAAATCAACCAACCAATTATAGTCCCAGATTTATATGTTATGTTAGATGCAATTGATGGGGTACAAACAGTTAAATCTGTAACTATCACAAATAAAGCAGGAACAACATCTGGATATTCAGAATGGGCTTATGATATGAATGGAGCAAATCAAAACGGTACAATTTTTCCATCACTCGATCCTAGTATTTTTGAATTAAAATACCCAAACACTGATATTAAAGGTAGAGTAGTAAACTTATAATTATGGCAGTATATAAATTATTCCCTTCACAAGACGCAGCTATATATAGTGCTTATCCAGCAATGAATACTGGGTTAGATCCTATTTTAGATGTTGCTAATTACGTTACAGATTTAAACCCAACAGCTAGGGTAGCAAGATCGTTAATTAAATTTGATCAAAATCAAATTAATAATGTAATTGATAGTATTGCCGCAGTAACTCAATCATTAGCAATATCAGCTAGTTTAAAATCTTATGTAGCAAAAGCTACAAACGTTATTATTGATTCAACAATAGAAGTATATCCTATTTCAGGTTCATGGAATAATGGTTCAGGTCAATTTGCTGATATTCAACAAAATACTACAGGTGTAAGTTGGAAATATCAAAGTTATTCAGGATCTAATCCTTGGAATACTGGAGGTTTACCTCCATTAGTATCAAGTTCTTTTTCTGGAAGTAGTAATGCTGGTGGTGGTACTTGGTACACAGCTTCAGGTTATCCTGGAATGAACAATTTAAGATCAACACAATCCTTTAGTTTAAGAAGTGATAAAGATTTAAATGTTGATGTAACTAATGCTGTAAAAGTATGGTATTCATCTTCAAAAAATTTAGCAAGTGGTTTATTTGATATTCATAATGAAGGATTTATTGTTAAATGGACTAGTTCATTAGAATTTCAACAATCAACAGCTTTAACCCCTCAATTAAGTTACTATTCAGTAGACACAAATACAATTTATCCCCCACAATTAGAAATTAAGTGGAGAGATTATTCATATGAAACCGGTTCTTTATTTGTAATCTATACCCCACAATTATTTGTAGCATTAGAAAACAATCCTGGGGTATTTTATAGTGAAAGTATTAATCAATTTAGATTAAACTGTCGTCCACAATTTCCAGTTAGAACATTTGAAACAGCTTCAGCATATACTAAAAACTATGCTTTACCATCTTCATCTTACTATGCTATAAAGGATTTAGATACTAATGAATTTGTAGTTGATTTTGATACTACATTTACTCAAATAAGCTGTGATGCAAGTGGAAGTTACTTTACTGTTTATATGAATGGGTTGGAGCCCGAAAGATACTATAGTATATTAGTAAAAACTATAGTAGATGATAATACACTTGTTTTAGATGAAAATTATTACTTTAAAGTAGTTAATGGATAATGGCGACAGAACAAAGAATAGATTTAATAAAAAAAGTATATTCAAAATCAGAATATCCTAGAATAATTGATACTAAATTTAATCAATTAGGGGTTATGTCTGTTAATGAACAGCTTGCTACTACTATTACTGTCAATCAATTTTTCGAATATTATAATGAATTATTTTATGAAATTCCTGCTTTTGGGGCAACTAATTCTCATGAATATTTAGTAATAACTAGTGGTGATTATATTAATTTTGAAGGTGATAATGCTGAAATACAAGCATTACAAAATGAAATTGCACAATTAAGAAAAGATTTACTTCAAGCACAAATTGAAAAAGCAGAAGCATTAGTTGGTAGACCTCTAGGAATAAACGTTGATGATGTAGATGTAACTAATCTATCAGGAACTAGTGAATATAATAACATATTAAAAGAAGTAAACTCAAACCCAGCGGTTAATACAACTAATACAACAGTAGTAGGTAATAACCCATCAAACCCAACATCTCAAGTAGTATAGATAATATGGAACAAAACATTATTATAAACCAAGTAGATCCAACTACATTTGAATTCCAACAGTATACTGAACAGGATAATATATTAATTTCTTCTTCAAGATTAGATACTGCTTTTACTGCATCTACAGATTATATAGAATATTATGCTTATGATGATAGTAAAAATTTACTTTATCCTTTAAGTGGTTCAGGTGAAAGAGTAGCTGTTGTAACAGATTTTTCTGTTATTAATGGTGATACCCTTCTTTACCCAGATAGAAATTTAGAAGATATTGGATATGACTATGGTGCTTTCTATTCAACTTACAATTTTTATAGAAAACTATTATTCTCAGATGTAGATAATAATTACTATATTAGTGAAATTAGTTCTGATAGAACTGAAGTTAGATTAAAAAGTAATGTAATTCCCCCTGATTTAATTATTACCTCAAGTAATGATTTTATTCAAAATAGAGAATTAGCAGATTATTTTGTTGATTTCTTACTTAACTTTGGTAATGATCAACAAGTAATAGCTAATAATATTAAATTAGATACAACAACTGAAATTGAACCTTCAGTTTTAATTAAATTATACGAGCCATTACCTCCACAATTTGATTTAAAAACTACTTTATGGGTAGTAGAAGAAATTTCTACCCCACAAGCATATAATGTTATTTTCCCTGAAATTACATTTGTACCTGATGACTTTCAATTTATTAAAGGTCCAAACTACAGTATTCAAGTAACACAAGAAAGTGGAGAAGCGGGTACCGATTTTAGCTATGAAACTTTAGTAGGTACAGATTTAACTAGTTCATTTAATCAATTAAGTAATTTATTAGCTAGAAAAGAAGTTAACATTAGTGTTGATTATAGTGACTATGAAAATTTTGTTTATTTTTCATCTGCACATACTCGTTTAGAAAATTTTTACTATAAAGTAGGTTTAATACAATCATCAAGTAATGCTATAGATAGTTTATCTATTGATTCACCAACTTATAGTTCAAGTAAAGCTGAATTAACCACTCAAATTAATTATATAATCACGAATTTTGATGGTTATGAATACTTTATGT